CTTTCAGTATACATTCTCCAGGCATTTGGCTGTGCGATTATGATATTGGTGTCATATTCTCCATTTTCCTTTAACATTTTTAACTCTTGATCGTTGACTTGAGTTTCCCATCCTTGTATTAGGTCTGTTGTTAACTTAGCCCCACATTCATTATCTATTGCCCGAGCAAGGTTTCTTGAATGGATTGCATATCCTTGTGTGCCCCAAATTGTTCCGATTATATTAATCATCGTTTCCCCCACTTCTTGATGATATCTGAAAACTCTTTCTCGCAACTATCTATCATCTCCTTTGAATTTATGTTTGTGAATAAGTGCACTTCTCCATTATTCTTCTTTAGCATACACAGATATCCTCCGCCAGATACTACATCCAAGTCTGCAAAGTCCTTTATTGCCTTCTGATTAAAGTCTGGTTTCTTATGTGTTTCGCTTGCTTTTTTCATTGTTTTTTGCCCCTTCCCCTTTTTAATCTCCTTTCTACTTGCGTCCCAAGCAGCCAGATATCCTTTCCAGATAAAACGTCGTCGATCTCTTTATCCGATAAGAACCCCTTGTAGATGTCCCTATAAAAAGCCCCCATCTGCTTCTTGCAAAAGTCTGCCCGAGATTCCAAATCTGTTCCTTTCCCCCTAACCTCAGAACTATAGTAATGGGCCATGAAAGAGGAATTTGGTTTGACTATCTTTTTATCCCCAGCAAGAAAGATGCACGAACCACCAGAATACGCCCCCCCATTTAAAATCGTGGTCACGGTTGCCTTTGATTCTCTTATAGTATTTACTATTAATACTGTGGTATCAACAGAACCCCCGCGACAATTTAGAACAAGCTCCACCTCATCTTTCTCTGACGCCTTGTTCAAGAGGTTTACCAGATCTAAAAATTCCGGGGCTTCGTCATCTATGGTGTTCGGAAAAACGACAAAGTATTTGTACCCAATCGGAGTCTTTGTTATCGTCGTCTTGCTCGGTTTTGGTTCTTTCTTCTCCTCTCCTTGCCCAATCATTTTACTAAGTTTGTTTCCTTCTTTAGTTTAAGTTTGCTTACCTTTCCTTTGAAATTGGCTTTTAGTTCGGCCCTATTTTCAGCGATAAATTCGTTTAACATCTTTTGGTTCTGTTGGATCATCTGATTTGACTCGGCGAATCTCTCTCCTCCAGAGGGGGTCATCAAATGCCATGCATTTGCCCCCAAATCAACACCAATCTTGAATCCTTTCATGACCGCGTTGAAACTGAAGAGGGTTTCTTCCCTATATCCGTGCTTTGTCAGTCTTGTTGGCCAATACTTGACTTGTTTATGCACTTCCCTTTTGATGAGTGCGCATGATCTGAAATGGTCAGCTGGTACGATCTTGTCATCTGTATATTCTATTCCACAGTCGTCACCGTCATATACTATTTTATCTCCCTCGAAACATACTTCGTTTGCCTTTTCTACCATCTTGGAGTTTCTAATAAATTGCGGGCCCATTGTCGGAGTTACTCCGCTTGCTATATCATATCCTGCTTTTATTACTTTTAACATTCTTTCCAGATAATCCTTTGCAAGAATTACATCATCATCTACTCTTAAAATATACTCATAATCCATTGACTTTTCTGCTAATACGTGTCTGGCTTTACTTACTCCATGATTGTATTCTGTTCTTTCTACACTAATTTTATGCCCTTCTAATTTCATTCTTGCGATAATCATATTTAAGAAATGATAATTATTTAATGGAGTTCCAGACATGTCATCCAAAATAAAAATATCGAACTCTTGGTGCGTTTGGGTTCTTAAACTTTGCAGTAATAATGCCAGTTCACATGGTCGATCTCTTGTTGCTATGTCTATTGATATCATCGGTTGTGTTTCTTCTTGAATTTATTTCCCATTTTGACTACTAACTCGTGGAAGTCTCCTTGATCTTCTACATGGGATCCTGTTCTGTGATGATTTACTGAAAAGTCTGCAATGATTATCTTCTTTCCAGCATTGATAACTCTATACGAATAATCTATGTCGTCCCCTACTTTAAATGTTCCATCTAATACTCCAATCTCTTTTCTTGTTTCTTCTGGGATGTACATGCACCAGGTTCCAACCCAATAAAGCCCGTTTAAATAGTCTGGTCCGCTCAATCCCCCACCATTTACACAGGTTATTATTCCAACATTTGGCCCTTTCAATTTCTTTAATTCTCTTAACCAACACTTTTTATATAATCTTGGGAAGATCACGTCATCATGAATTAAACAAACATCCCCTTTGGCTTTTCTCATGCCGAAGTTGAATGCTTTAACTAATCCGGCTTTCTTTGTATGGTATACCTCTATGTGTTCATGATTGTTTGCATAGCTATCTGCCAATTGTGCAGTTCCATCTGTGCTTTCTGATTCTACTATTATCAATTTGTATTCTTCATCCACTGTTTCTAATATAGACATCATTGCTTGTCTGAAAGATTCTTTATTATTTCTTGTGGGCATTATTAATGTAGTCATCGTAAACCTCCTTTAATCCATCCATCAATTTAATTTCTGTCTTTTTAAAATTCAAATATCTTTTCTTCTTTTCATATATTTTTTCATCAATAACATTTTTTTTCTCAGAACATACTTTCATTATCTTTTCTGCAAGTTTCCTTATTGTTATCCATTCACCACCAATTTCCTCTATATGATTTGGGTATTGACACGCAACAAAGATTCTATCTAATAACTCTTCCACATGAATAAAACTACGCATAGATCTTCCATTCCAAAGAATTATTTCTTTTTCATGCAGTATCTTTCTAAATAAAGCCATTATAACTTGTTCTTTAACTCCTCTTTTTCTATCTCCGGGACCATAGATATTTTGTGGACGCACTATTAAAAAGGTTATTCCAGAATTCAAGATTAATTCTTCAGATAAATTCTTGCTAATTCCATAAGTATTTTGTCCTTCTGTAGCACATGAACTTGAAAAATAAACTAAGTTCACTTTTTTCTTTTTACAATATTCTACAATGTTTAAATCGATCTTCATGTTGTTTGATAAGATGTCGTACTTGTAATTGTCTCCATTAATATAATTTGCTCCTCCGACATCTGATGCGAGATGGAATATCAAATCAAACTTCTCTTTTATTTTTTCTTTTGTTAAGTCCATCTTTTTGAAGTTCTGCTTATATTTGTTATTTACTTTATCCACACCAAAAACCTTAAGTCCCATTTTCTCAAGTCTTCTGTATAGATTGTGCCCTACAAATCCTTGACTTCCAGTAATTAATACTTTCATTTTTTCTCTCCTATCAACATTTGTTCTTTAAACAACCAATTACTTGGTACTTCTTTTATTTTAAAATGCTTTTCAAGTTTCTTTACCCACCACTCTTTTTTCTGTTTAATCTTATGTGTTGGATCTGCTTCAAGGTTTGGATCACCAAAATATGGTATTGAAAAGACATAGTTCTTTCCGTGTTTAGCAATATTACCCAATGTTTTATTTAATTCTTCTTCCTCTAAATGTTCCAGGACATCTATCACAAGGACTAAGTCAGATTCCGGGAGTGTCAAATCATTAGTTATATCTCCCCTGATGAGATCCAATGAGAACGGATTCTTTAATGTAGCATACTTACTTATTTCTACTCCTGAGTATTTGCATCCAAGATATGTTGCTGCAACTCCGTATGGCCCAAATCCACATCCAAATTCTAACACCCTCTTAGGATTAAACTTATCAAACCAATTCTTAAACATAAGAAAATGCCTTAATTCTAATCCTCTATTTTGAAAATAAAACTCATCCTTATCTATTTCAAATTCTTTCAATATTGTTTCTGGGATATCCAATGGGTTAACTGGGCTTTTTGGGTACTGTCCGAATAAATGGTCTTTATACCAATGATCTAAGAATTCCGGGGAATGCATCTTTGACTTTGCCAGGTGGTTTTTATATCTCTTTTTGTAATCCCAACATGCTGAGCAATAAGCCATGTGCCAGATGGTTGTTGGTCGGACATTAACATAATCTACGCTTCTCTTTCCCATTACTATTATTGAATGTTCTCTCAAGGGATATTCCAATTCACTCTTTATTTTAAATAATCTTCCATATACAAAATGTTCAGGCACTGTTGCATCTTCGTGTCCTAAGTCTCCAATAAAATGCCTCATCTTTGGGTTGTATAATCTTTCTGGATCTGCTTTTTGTATGAACTCTTTAATCTTAGTTAAGTCTTCTACTACTTCGTCTGCATCTATAGCCAAGCACCACCAACCGGGATATTTCTTCTTTAAATGGTCTAAATAAAAGTTCCTTTGTTTTCCATTCATCTGTTTATCTTCTTGATCATACTTGTTTTCTATTATCTCCCCACTGATAGTTTTGTCATCTGGATCGAAATTATTACCCACTATGTGCAGTGTATCATCTGTGCTTCCCCCATCACAATAAATTATTTCGTCTGCATCCGAAACAGAATCCAGGGCCATACCTATAAACTTCTCACAGTTCTGCCCCATTATTACCACTACTAATTTTTCCATATTATTGTCCGCATGCTTTGAGCATTGTTTCTTCCCATTGTTTATTTACTATCTTCTGGTTGTATTTTTCAATCACTGCTTTTCTGCCATTTTCTCCCATCTCTTTTGCTTTTTCAGGATTATTGGCTATGTATGCCATCTTTTCTGCTGCGTCTTGCACATCACAGAAGCCCCTTTCTACTTCCCAACTTCCGGTTAATGTTCCGTTTGATGATTCGATGTCATACTCTTTTGTTCCCTTTTCAAATTGGTTCATCTCTTCTACACCCGCCAGTTTAACTCCGAACCCAGATTTATTATCTACTACTATTTCTTGAATGGTTGTATAATTTGTTGCGACTACTGGTACTTTACAAGACATTGCTTCTACTAATGGGATGCCCCATCCTTCACCACTTGTGCTTAAAAAGAAACAATCCATCGCATTATAAACTTCATTCATTTGGTTCCAATCAAAAGAGTTCATTGCATTCATTCCAGTAAATAAAACCCTATTCTCAAGATTATATCTTTTTATTAAACTACTCATTTTCCAGGGAGCTGCTTGGTCGTTTGGATCTGTATGCAATAATAAAACAGCATTGGGTACCTTGTCTGCCAGAAATCTGAATGCCTTAATTGTTCTGTCCAGAAACTTTCTCGGTTGGTTTCTTGCTACTACTCCAACTACAAATTTGTCCGCTAAGTTCCACTTGACTCTTATTGCATTCCTTTGTTCGTCTGGAAGTCTATAAAACCTTTCTGGTTCGGTACCTAATGGAATGTATTCTGTATCTAAATTATAATAATCTTTTACTTGTTTTTGTGCAAATTTAGAATAAGCAATTGAAAGATCACACTTCTTTAATATTAAATCACATCCTTTGGGCATTCCACCACCACCATCTGAAGGATACCAAAAGATTGCTTTAGCTGGTGAGTGATCTATCTTCAAAAACCATCCATTGTTTGGGTTGTTTGGATCCCCATGTAACATAAATGTGTCTAAAATAATAAAAAAAATATCTGAGTTAGTCTTTTTTAGATGGTCTGATATCATGTCTGCGAAATACTGATGATTTAATCTTCCATATACTTTACACTTTATCTCTGTTCCGTCTTCCATCTTTGCATAATCTATTGTTTTCCCAATATGACCATTTGCTAACCAATGTACTTCATGCCCGCACTCTATTAAATAGTTTGTTAACTTTTTCGCTTGGTCTGAATATCCAGTTGTAATAAAAGGACTATCCGACAAGATCGTTATCACCATCTTTTTTTTCATTATATTTTTATTGACTCCAAGTCAAAATTATCTACCTCTTTTTTAGTTGGTGTATCACATCCAGATTTTAACAAGACACAAGCACCAGAAATTTGAAATGTGAATAATGTTCCCTCAGTAAAACATGCAGAAATGGTTTGCGGGAATGTTATCCCATATAAAGTCCTGTCCTTTGATTGCACTATTTTTCTAAGGCGATACTTCTTCATTCTTTTACCACGATTTTATACTTTTTAAATGTATGTGGTATTCCTTACGCAAAGATGATATTCATCTTTCTTATGTCCTGTTTTAACTTCTTTTTTATATCTACTAACTTGTCTATTTCTTTCTGAAGTTTCTTATTCTTTGGTCTCCAGATACTATTTATCTCTCCGAGTTCTTTGAGCTTTTTGAAAAAATCAACAATGTATTTAATTTCACTTTTAAGTTTCCCAACAACATACGGCTTACTTTCTTCTTCCACATTTATACAGATCTCTTCAAACTTACCACGCTTTAACACATATGTTGTGAACTTCATCTTAATATGTCATTCCAATTGCGAATCCTATTGAAAACGCTACCACAGAATATCCTAACGAGATAAATCCCCAGACTACTGCTGTTTTTAACCATCCACTTAAATCTTTAAATTGTACTTCCATTTTGAACCTCCTTTCATTTTCTCTGATTTCCATGATTATAAAATGTGGGCTACTCCGTTTTACCATTTCACCCACATCCCCGTCTTTCCGAGGTGTCATGTTTAAGGTGCAAAAAGTTCGTTAGAACTAATTGTTTTTGGGCAACAAGCCCAATGCGGTCAGCAGGATTCGAACCCACTACAATTTTACAGGTTTTCTATTTCAAAACTCTTTGCCTACCAAGGCAACCTTGACCGCTTATTTAATTGTTCCATTTGTCCATGAATATTTTTAATTCTACTGCTTTAATGTGTGAGCAATCACTTCCAGTCTTTCTGAAAAACTGACATTTACAAGTTCTATTTAACATGTCTACTTCGTGTGTTGTCTTGTTGTATCCAATTATTGGGAGTACTTTCCATTGTCCTTCTCCTTGATATTGAACGCATCCTTTCTCTAAGAACTTCTTAGCCTTTGATTTTTGTGATCCAACTAAGATTCCTTCTTGCTCTGCCCAATAGTATACATTGTTTGGGCTTATTTTTCTTGGTTTCTCTTCTGTTTCTATTGATGTATTTATCATTTCTTGCATTTGCTCAGTAAAAGTTTTAATTGTGTTTCTCTATGCTCTGTCATCCAAGCAAAAAATGCTAAGGGATTTTTATGCGCAGAGATCTCTCTTGAAAATTTATGATGAAGTGGACATAAAGCTATCCCATTTAAGGGTTCCCATCTTGAGTCTGCTACTTCTCTTGGGATTATATGATGTGCGTTTAGATATTCTGTTTTTCCACAGATTGCACACTTTCCACCAGCCATCTCTTTAACTTTGATAGCCCAGAGCTTGTCTTTCAGCTTCTTCATTTTTTGTTCTTCTTTTTGCTTGTCCATTTTATTTTGTTGCTTGTACGAGGAACCAGGCAATTATCTGCCAAGCCAACCATGCCCCTACAATGAGGAACATGTTTCCTGCGCCTATTTCGATTGTGATTTAAACTCTCCGGCATGAAATATCTTGTGATGTTTTGAGCATAAATAAACTGTATTCTCTTTAGTATATTTTCCCCCATGTGATCCTCTGATTATTCTATGGAAATCTGCCCCTTCATTTGAGCATCTGTGTGCCTCGCATAACCCTTTAGATCTTTCCATTATCAAATTCTTTAGTTCTTTGGTCATCTTTGTTGGTCCATTTAGATGCTTGCTTGTTTGATCCTTATGCATGTTTAGTATCCCCAATACTGTTTTGAGGTGTTTACATTCTCCAACACTTATTACCTTTGCATCTGGTCCCTTTCCAATTTTCTTTAGTTTCCTAAAAGAAAAGTCTGGGCAACTACAGCTGAATTTCAATATAGTTCCATTTTCTATTTCAACCCATTGCTGATGCCCAGACAATTCATAAAAACGTTTCATAACTCGTTTTCTGCTGCCTTAAATGCGGCTACTGCTTCCAGTGTACCTGACATTAAGGTTTCTGTCTTTCCTGCTACGAACAGTTCAGTTCCCCTTAATACACAGTTTCCGGCATCCACTTTAATTCTTGTTTCTGTTTCTGGCGCTCGTGGTGCTTCTCCTTTCTCCAAGACTTCTATCTTGGCCCAGTTGTGATATGTTCTTCCATCTTTCTCGGTTATCTCATATTCAACCTTTACTTTGTCCTTCCATTCGCATGGGACATTCTGATTAAAGTTGCTATACCAAATATCTCCAACCTTAATTCCTTTCTTGTCCTTCCGCATTGATTCAACAATTCCTTCTACGTTCTCCATTTGTTTCTCCTGTGGGTTTCTTGTTTGCCCACTGTTTATTTAATAGAACCTCTAAGAAGTTCCGACTAATGGCTGGATAATATTTGTACCCGAATCCATTTGAATATAAAGTTTTAATCATGTTTTTTCCTCCAAATATAATTTTTTCTGCGATACCAACTCCATCCTTCTTAATTGTTCTTGCTCGCTTAAGTTCTTCCATTCTTCATTCCGTTTTCTGCTGTGCCTTTTTGCATATTCCCTATTTTTAACTATAAATGAAGCAGTACTACAAGCTGTACAATATTTTGCCGAGTAATATCTATTTGTGATTTCCTTCCCACACAATACACAATATCTTTTTACTTTTTTTCTATTTTTTGAAACTATTTCTGCACGCTCAGCTATATTATTTAAATATCGTCTATAAATTCTTTCATCATTGCATTCCTTACACAGATTAACCTTTCCATACTTCTTCTTAATAAATAACTTTCCACATTTTTCACATTTTGTTTCTTTCATCTTCTTTGTAAGTCTCCTCTTTTATACGCGGTTTCAATGATCTCCGCAACTACTTCTTCAAAATATTCATTTTTCTTTCTCATTAAAGCATTCATACTTATTAATTCTGATTGAGTAAGCCATAAATTCAAGAGTATTTTATTTTTTCTGTCGTTCATTTCAAATCCTCCCCTGCAAGTTCATGTAATGCCTCAATAGCTAAGTCTTCTGTTTCCTCATTCACAAACGCAAAATTCTTCAATATATCATCTTCAACCTTTTTAATAAATTCTTTGACATTTTCTTTAAAAAATCCTTTTTTCCATTCTAAAGATTCTTTTCCTCTTATTTCTAAATCCCCAATAGTTTGATATTTATTTAAATCAACTTTATTTATTATAATATTACATTCTTTATCACTTAAACTCATTTCAAATCCTCCCCTGCAAGTTTGTCAATTAAAAATACAACATGGACTTTGTATGCGTCTGGGATTCTTTTCTTCAACTCTTTAATAAATTCTTTGACCTCTCCTGCTGGGAAATAAAAACCAATTCCCTTTTCCCCATTCGGATTAATAATCTTAACTTCTTTATCACTTAAACTCATTTCAAATCCTCCTCTGTGAGATTGAAGAAGTGCATCATGTCGTCTTGTCTTTTTTCATTCCATATATCGCACTTTGGACAATGTTGGTCTAAATTTCTCCAATGCTTAATCCATTTCACAGCTTCGGCTTTTAGTTTATTTTTAATCCTCTCACAAGTTCTAATCATTGTTTCTTGATTTGTTTCTGGAAGGTCATCAAACTTTACTCTGCATTTTCTATTAGTTTCCCAACCAACCTTATCAGCTTCTTCTTCATAAAAGTTATGAAACAATATTGGTAAATTCATATCTTTCAAAGTTTTAAGTTTATTCATTTTCTCTTGCCAATATTCGGTCCTCCTGTTCTTTAGTTAATCCAAAACAGTCTGCACACTCTTCTTCAATCATAAAATCGTATTCAATATCTTTTCCGCAATTATTGCAAATCATATTGTATCTTTACCTCTTTTCCAATTAGTTCTTTTGGTAGGATCACGTGCCCCGAGTTGCCTGCCTTTTTGACTACCTTGATTGCTATTAGCTTCTTGATCTTATCTCCCTCATAAATAGTTCTTGTTCTTGTTATTGTTGGTTTCATTCTAAATCCTCCGAATCTTTCTTGTATATCTCTGGGAATCTTACACAATCGCATCCACGCAGTGCATAAAATTTTCTTCCACACTTACCACACTTCCAGACTTCTGGAGTTACTCCTTCCATTGTAAGTCTCTCGTCTTCTTTTGTTTGTTTGTTTTCATTTTTTATTCATCCTCTTTTTCCTCTCTAAAATTGTGTTCATTTTTCGTTGTGCTTTAACTTTTGAATAACCAGAATGAATATTCATGGTTTCATATCCATCTTCAAATATCAATACACTCCAGTCTTTTACAATCTTTACTCCTCGTAGATTCTTTAGAGTTGATTTTGTCTTCAATTCTTTAATGTCAAATATTAATCTTCCTGTTGTTTCCATGTTTATACCACGTATAACCCATTTATAAAACCTTCCCTGTTCACTAAGGTGAACCTCGTCGGTACCTTAGTGCACACTTCATTTCTCTCTCAATTTTTTTAGATTTATTTATCGACTGCCTTTTTGTCCGCCAGTCTTTCTTCCAGTTCCTTTTCCGCCAGCTCTGCCCTTTCCATTTCCTCTCCCATCTCTTGGACCTGTGCTTCCGCTTCTTGGACCTGTTGTATCTCTGTTTGCCATTTTGATTATCTTTTCTTTGCCATCCAGAAATTTTCCCACACACTGTGAGTTTCTGAAATAATCTCCTTCCCTTGATGCAAGGCCCACTCGGGTGTTTCTTCTACTTCATTAACATTTCCACCGTAACCATATCTACCAATAATTTTTGCTAATTCTTTATTAAACATAGAAACTTCGACGGATCCTTTTAATAATCTATCAATTTTAAATCGTCTATCAGTAGAAAGCGTTTCGGTTGACATAGTGGAAATCTAAGGAATGCTTTCTTTTTAAATCTTTCATTAATGCTGTTGGATCCTTTCGATATTGTTCCAGTAATCTTAAAGCCCTATTAATATGTTTTGAAAGATTCTGATCTGTTTGATCTAATTCTTTTAAGAATTTTTTAACATCATCTTTCGGTCTGAAGGCAATTGGTTTATTTTGTAGTACCAGTTTGTTCCATGGCTTGAGTCCTTTTGCATGTGCAGTTGGATTTAGTGATTTTTTCATTGTTTTTTAAAAAAGGTTCGTACAATCATTGTTTTTTTTGTTTTTTAAAGGATTTATAATTAAGATTAATATAATTCAATCTTAAAAAAAAGAGATCCTTACACTCTTTTAACCTCAAGTAGTATAACAGAAAACTCCTTTATTTCCTGGTTCTTACAAAGCCCTGGGCAAAAGTACCGACGACAAATGGGGAGAATCCCCGCTCCATAAAAAAGTTGCTGCGTATCCAATTTAATTTCCATGAATTATCTACGTATCTTTCTTTTTTAAAACCTTCTAAAAACTGGTTTTTTCCTTGTTTAATTGTGCGAACTGGATTGTGCGAACTAAACCAAAGGTTTATATACATTAATTACTTACATATCTTATACGGCGGCGTATCCAATTTCCATAATTTTTGCCGCCATTACAGTCTGGCCGATCGGCTGTCACATTGATCTCTATACTGGCATATTTTATCACAGTATTCATTTCTTAATTCTTCACCATGCTTTTCTACATACCTTATCTTTTCTGGTTGTGTTAATCCTTCCAATGCTGATTTTAAACGTGTTCTCTCCCAGTAAATTCTTTGTTTGTTACTGTTGCATTTCATTCTCTACCAGCTTTTGCAACCCATCTTTGATATACATAACATTCTTTGAATCCATCATCTGAATCGAATAGTCTCGGTTTTAAACAAGTTCTGTTCAATCCTTTTGGTCTGAGCGCGCAGTCTCCAAAGGCCTTGCCATAAACAAGTCTTGGATTTCTAACATAAGGACAAACATATTTTCCTTCTACTTCTAATTCTTGTATCTGTTCTAAGGTTAATCTACTCATATCCAATTACCTTCTTTGCATGGAATCTTTTTCCTTGTTCTAAAACTGCTTTCTGCATAAATTAAAAAAATAAAATAAAAATAAATTTAACTCGTCTTATGCAAGAACGATATTTTGGTCTTCTACTTCGCCTTCATTGATTTCAGTTGTAACTTCCAAATATACTTTCTTATCGTTGCCGTCAACGTCTTCGTAATATACTTTTAATTCTTGTACAACAACTGCGTCTTCGTCATCAACGTCGTAAGATGTAACTTCCTCGTCTTTTACAACGATTCTGTCAATGTCTTCTCTCTCGTCAATGTCTCCAAGTAGTGCATCAATTGCTTCGTAGATATCTTTGTTGTCTCTGCTTTCAAATTCGTCTGTTGCTAATTCTTCAGCCACATCTTGCCAGTTTTTATCTTCGTCTAAAGTCAACTGAACATCTTGAACTGCGCCGAGAACATCCGAGTTATTTAAGGCCGGTAGAACTGGACAATCAACTGCTGGTACTTCAATAGCTGGTGCATTTACTAATACAAATGCGCTTCCTGCTGTAAAGAGAACCAATAAAGCCATAATCCAAACTAAGCTCTTAAAAGTTACGGTGTTAACAAAATTCTTTTCCATATTTTGTGTCTCCATATTTAATTAAAGTACTCGCAAAATACTCGAAAGTACTCTGGAATAATAAGAAAGTATCATTTTTAAAGGTTTGTATCACCAATATTTAGTATTTGGAGATAACATAGTTTTTTTAATAGATAAAATTTCTTCTGTGAAAAGTGGCAAAGCCGCAGTCTGCCAATACCATGGTGGACTATCCCATAAATAACTTCCATTTGAATCTCTGTACATTCCATCTTGTGTTTCTGAAACGTAATCATATTCTCTATTATAAAAATCTATTAATGAACCAGTTTCATGTGTTACACTTAGTGAACCAATTGCTATTGCATATAATGCTTCTCCTCCAGCACCAGTATACCAACCACAATTAATAATAGAACCTGTATTTGCATTAGCGAATCCTGCTGCATCACTCATGGCATAAACTTTTCCAACATTATAACAATTTTCTATTATCCCACTATTGCTATATACAATTCCTCCTGCATCAAACGCAGAAGCTGTTGTTCCTGCTTTATATGAATTTAAAATACTTCCAGTGTTTGTTGACACGATTCCTCCAGCAGTAACACTTTCAGCAGAAGAGTTTGCGTCACAATAAACATTTTCAATAAGTCCCGCATTTCTACCAGCAATTGTCCCAGCATCACCATATCCATTAAACGTAGAATTAACAACCCCAACATTTTTTACTTCTGCTGAACCAGAAAGATTAGCAAACATCCCAATGTAACTATCTACAATTTTAACACAATGTATATCTGATATTGTGAAATAACTTCCATTAAATGTTCCAGTAAATGTAGTATAACTTACCCCACTAATGAAACCGAATGGAGTGTAAGGACTACCTATTCCTGCCCATCCTGCATCCGAAGAGGATAGATTAGTAGTTAATACATAGTCTCCACTAAGGTCAGTACTAATTCCGCTGAAATCTGCCCAGCTTGCAATGTCTGTCATGTTCTATTAAATTATGTTGTATCCTGTAAGAGTTACCGATGTACTTCCCACAGTTGTTGTTGTCAAAGCAAATGAACCTCCAACCGCTGTTTCTATTGGTGTTTGCAAGTTTGTCACAAATCCACCATTCTCTCCAAGGAATACTGTATAAAGGTCTGATCCACCTGTTGAAATTGTCAAGTTGTTTGCCGGACTTCCGATTGATGCCACTATGTCTGTTGCTACTGCTTTGCTTCCTGCTCCTGCTAACCATAGATCTGTTGTTGTTGCCGAAATCGATGTTGCGTTTCTAAGTTCCTTGATATAGTTTGTGTCGTCTTTGTATGTTACCACAGATCCATTCACAACCACATCGTTAGTCACTACTACCGAACTTCCCAAATCTCCAAAGTTTTCAACAACTACTGCTGATCCAGTTATTACTGTTCCATCAACTGTTTGTACTGCTAAACTTCCAACTTCTGTTACGTTAGTAACTAAAACAGAACCTACCTGCGACCAAGCACTTCCAAGGTGTACGTTATTTCCTGATTGGATATATACTGCATCAACATTTGCACTTACCGAACCAATAAAGAAATTTCCTCCAGAAACTATCGATACTGCTACAGAAGATATTGATCCTGCGTTTGCTACGAACTTATTGTATTCTCTATCTCTTAAACCGTCTGATAATGTATAAGTCATTTAATCCTCCTTTCAATTCTCTGTTTGAATATATAAATCATTTTCCTGTTTGTTTTTGTATTTTAAGTGTCGAAGGCGGTCCTCACGACACATATAAACATCGCAAATTTGTTTTATAAATATTGATTAATCGGTTTTATACTAAAACTGTGCAGATAATAATGCTCCGAGGGCGATCCCAAGAAGGGTTAATACCACAGACGCCCAAGTCGGAAGTCGATTATGAAAGTGATTTGAAACATCTTTAAGATCTGCCTTTATGCTTTGAATATCATCTTTTATGTCAGTCACTATTTGTCTTGTCACTTTTCCGTAAGAGCACCCATCTTTCATCTGTGCTTGATCCAATTTCTAAATGCTTCAGCTAATGGAACGATTACTAAAAATTCTGGATGGTCTGTCGCATAAGAAAGAACCCCTGCTACCAGGATTTCCAATGCAATAATTCCAAACTTCTTAGCAGTTATTTTCCAATTGTATTTTTTCATTTTGTCTATTTAATTCGTATGATCCACACTACACTATAGTAAGGAGGAAGGGTACTCGCTGAACTTGTAGTTCCTGTTCCGCCCGCACCTGTTGTTCCAGATACCGAACCTGTGTGTGAATGTGAGTCTGAACCTGTTGTTGCAGTATCAGAGAAAGTATGATAGTGATTGGAATAAGTGCTTGTACTTCCTATTTGTGGATGCGCGTGGGAATTATCTGCCCCACCTGCTGAATTAACACTTGTAACCCCGGGGCCACTAACACTGGTTACAAAATCATGTGTGTCGTCACAATCCCCAGTATTCCCACTTAATGTATGACTGTGCGCTCCTGCTGAACTTGTTGATCCACTAACACTAACTGTATGGGTATGTGAATCTGAAGAAGTTGTAAAAGAATCACTAAAACTATGACTATGACTACCACCAGTATGTGTATGTGTTGCTGCTCCGCCCGTTGATCCGGAGCTTGAACTTCCACGTAGAAATCGGTTATCTCCATTTAAATCTGGAAGTGTCTCCCCATCATATACCGAATCTCCGTCGCTAACTACTGAACCATCACATTCTGTCCAATTGTCTGGTAATGCTGGGGTTCCGGTTAATGTTTTCAGCCATGATGCCACAGTTCCAACTGGTGCTCCAAGGTTGCTTGCCGAGGCATAAACTGTCAATGCAGTACCGCTTACAAGATCATCACTCGGAGAAATAGAATTGAGTCTATCGATTATTGGATTGAGCCCACTTACCCCAAGTGTACTTCCAGCTATCACACCTGCTGCTAATTGAACCCCGCTCGCGTATTGACTAAACAGTTCTGCCATTTTATATTAAGTTAATTTTGTTTTTTAAATATTGATTGTTTAATTTTATACTTAAATATACAATTTAAATACTTGTTGAATCTGAAGTTCTTGTTCACCATCGAACACTAAACTCCCTGTTAAAACTTCCCTATTCAACATTGAACTCCCGACAGTCATTACTCCGTATTCCTTTAGGATGGTCCCACTTATTTCTAATGGTGCCCAGTTTCCTATGACAGTCACTTGCTCATTCGCCGTTAAATCATACTCATTTATCTGGTTCCGGTCTGTTTCATTTTCAAGTACCGTATCGCCACTTGTGAATGCGGTACTTCCTATCCCTATTGCTATATGGGATGGAATGGCTGAGCCAGCCATATTCGCTGCGATTACGTTTAATGCGGTTGTTGTTATTCCCATTTTATCCTCCTTTCATCCATTTAATACTACGGATCCTCCAACCCATGGCCCCAATATAGATCTTGGATTATTTAATACATCATGCCCAGGAATGTTAAAGTAAAATCCAGAACCAATGCTTGTTTGTACTATCTGATAAGCCCCGGACACCCCTACGCTTCCTGTGGAGATTTCTATGTTTGTTACCGAAGTATCAACGTCTGATGCTTCCAATTCTCTTAATCTTAAAATTTGTTCTTTCATTGTATCAGCAAAATCATAAACTTTTTTATTCAATCTGAGACTTGTAGTGTTATCTCTTAGTGTTGTCGTCGGTGTTAGATCATAAATACTACTATAAACTGCATATTGCTTGCTCGGTTGTCCTTGGTCCGGAATATGTACAGTCACTAAGTTGCCTGGCGTTACGTTTGTTATTCCTGCAACATCTACCTTTCCCTCTATTTTGGGATCCTTCAATTCAGATAAGGTTGATGACGCTACAATGCTTGCTTCTTCTAAGTCTTTTATGTTCTTATCTACAATTAGTTTATGCTTTGGCCCATAAGCTGCGATACTTGTGTCGTCCCTTGTTCTTCTAATTAGTGGAGTACTCCTCTGATAATCAATTATGACTACACTACCATTTGGTACAGTGTTATCTCCTGCAGTAGTTCCACTTGTCAAGATAACATCCTTTTGCTGAAAATCAACTAAAAACTTTACATCTTGTTCTGCTGGGTTACTAATGTTAACAATTCCCCCTGGTTGCAGTTGTGTATTTGTTGTACCACTTAAATTAACTGTAACATTATATGGCTTTGAAGTTAAATCAAACTTTGAACCAGTATTATCTGTCCCAACAGTGAATATTTCCTTTGCTCCAGTTAATTGTCTTGCCCCGTATACTGTTATCTGATTATAAATCTCTTGATCTGATTCTCTAAATACTGCGGAAGTTATGTTTGTATCATCTAAAACTTCTGAAGATAGAATTGTATCCTTTTCAACAAAATGCAAGTCTTTGTCTTCGTCTACATAAAAATAAAATCCCGCGATCTTTGCTACCCTATCTATTGCATCAAATACACTTACTCCATTGAAAGTTATCCTTTCTATAGTTGTTGTTGTTGGGTTTACATTATTTACGGATATGAGTGTGGGAGATACGTTCTGGGCCATTAATGATTCAATGATCTTGCTTGCTTCTGCGTTCTTGAAAATTCTTGGATCCACGATTATATCTTGTAATATTGCCCCATAATCTCTACCAGTTAATTCAACGGTTTGTTTTGCACCCCGCCCACTGAATCTTATATCTTCTATTATCCCTGTAAAAATAAGTGTCGTTGGAGGGTTTTCCTCGTCGGAATATACTTCTACCTTCTGGTTTAAAGTAAACTCATCATTATATTTACCAAATGGACTATCAAAAGAGATCTTAAAGTTGCTTGTTCCATTTGATTCGCCGGCTGTCCTTTCTACTATTATCTGTTTGGATGTATCATACTGTGTCATGTTATTACTAACCTCGTATAAAGTCTTCTGAACTTTGGTGGGATGATTTTATTAATATCAAGATCATCTGTGAATGTTGGTACGTCTATAATCTTCTTGTGGACTTCTTTCTTAAAGATATCTGTTTGGAGTGCAAATTCAGACAGCCATTTTCTAACACGGGTCCCAGCCTTAATAGTTGTTCCTTCGTAATTAGTTATTTTATCTGAAACTGAAAAGCTGAACTTTCTGCCGGAACGAGTTATTGTGAACAAATCAGAAACGGTTGTTGTGTCTTGCATATCTATTGCAGTTTGCTCAGATTGTCTTCTTATAGCCAAGGTACTCTTTGGGATTATTGCATCATCAAAAGTTTCCACGAATACGTGTCTGGACTTATCTGTATCGAATGAATCCTCTATCTGTAGTTCTTCATCAAAGAACCTATAAAACGTTATCGCACTTCTTGTATAACTAAAAGGGTCTAAGAGAACCACACTATCGTTAATCTGCAAAGTCCTCACCTCTGCGTTCCTCTTTATATCTATTGATTCAGATAACGATTCAATATCATTAATCTCTATATTAGTAATCTCTGTTACCCTCGCTATGTGGATTGATTCTCCTAAAGTTACTGAATCATCGAACTGTTTAATGGTGTTTGTTGGATTCTTTAAATAATTAAAATCGTCTGATAATGTAGTAGATTCTGATATCTGCATTACACTATGCTCGCTCACCCTTTGTATTATTATATTTTCTGACAGCGTGGACTCGTCTGCGAATGTTTCTGGAGTGTAAGTCTTACTTTGTTTATAGATTGTAAGGTTATCCAACAAGGTTGTGTCGTCTTCGGGATAGAATGGATTTTGAAAATGTCTCGTTGGTCGATAAATATCTATGGCCTCTACTATTGTAAAACTATCCAGCACCTCAGGAGTAAAACTTTTAGCCTCCCAACTTAAAAAAGGATATCCCATTATATAACCCAAACCTCATTAGTCCAATTATTTACTTCTTCGATATCCCAACTTGCTCCACTAAAAGTATCTACATCTTGCATCTGTGCGGTAGTTAATCCAGAACCTGCTACCGAACTACCTATTTGGGAAGTTTCGGTATCCCAGAAACAATCCTCGGCAACACCAATTCCAATAGAACCGATTAACCCACCAACTCTTGTTGTACCCTCCACTTTGCCAGTGCTATAACAATTAATACAAGACCCCTCAAGAAATCTTCCAACCAAACCCCCGACATCATCACCCCCGGAAACCGCTACAGAACTATAACAATTTTTAACAAGAGAAGTCACATCGTCTTGGAACCCAATCATTCCACCGACCTTTGTTGCACCTTCTACTTTTCCAGTTGTCTTACAATTATAAACCGAACCGACACTATCAAGGTTACCTGCTAAAGCCCCAACATAATCTCCGTCTGAAAATATCGACGCGTTGATCCCAAGATCATGAACAGGCCCCCTTACAGTACCAAATACCCCCTGATAATCTTCACCATCCCTCTTAACATAAAGGTCATTTATTGTTTTTCCATTTCCATCAAACCCGCCAAAAAGGAGAACTATCGTTCTGAATCCCAACCCCCCATTCGCATCTGAACCGGCGTCCACAGAATACCAATCAGAATTTTTGTCAATGTCATTCATTAATTTAAAATAGCTGAATGGTTTGTTTATACATTTAGTCAATTCGTTCCAATCTCTTACTTGATACGGATTGATAGCCGTTCCTGACCCAATAAACTTGAAATTTGAAATTGCTGTAAAGCTATCAGAAAGTGTCGCAATATCTTCGTCATCTCCTACAAAGAGATTGTTCAGTATATCAAATTTTGATTTGTCAAACTTACCAGTATCGAAGTCTGCACTATATTGTGTTTGTTCCCAGCTTGCCATTTTGAATATGATCTAACTATGCCCTTACTTAAATTCTAAGCCCCAACTTAGACTTGACGCAGTTGCTCCTCCGTCGTTTGCTGTTTCTACAAGCATATTTAGTAAATCTCCTACCGCAACTTCAACAGATCCCACATTTATTTGTGATCCTGTAGTGGTAGCATCGTATTTTGTTGTCATCCCAGTATCTACACCGTTCTTTCTAACAGTAAATACTATTGAAGATCCAGCATTTATAGCGTTAGTTGCAACATAAGTATACATATTTGATAACCACCCAGCTTTCGGCATAATTATATCAGCAAACGACTCTGTTGCGTGTGCGTATTCATCTGCCACATTTCCTCCGTTTATCGTGAAGTATCCTGAGAACCCGTTGTTCCATTGCTTCTCTCCAGTATTTCCTCCGAAAATGATGCTCTTGCCTTGTTGATCCGCAACCATCGCGTCCCAGTCTGCACTAAGTATGTCGTCTCCTGAACTTTTATTATCGTTCCATGCCATTTTAGATTAACCCCCTTACAGGTATATTGAAAGTTATTGCCATTCTCTTTCGGTTCCAAAATGTTATTTAACTAACTTGTATGTCCCAAGTCGCATTGATACTATCGCCACTCACAACGTTGATTGTTGAGAATACGGTTTTTGATATCATGCTTCCTGCTGAAGCTGCATCGAATAAACCTGCTTCTTGAATAGCGTGTGTTCCACTAACACCAAAACTACCCACAAATGTACTTGTGTCGTCTGCAACCGAAGTTGTTGTCAAAGTTGCGTCAGTACCTTCACGAAGTTGTTCTGATCCAAGTGTTGTTTCTGTGCCTGCTATTGTTTCAGATCCAGTACCAATTGCCATATTTGATGGTCCACTAAAACTACCAACCATCAAACCAGCCAATAGTGCTTTTCCTTCATTCACAACAGTGTTTGGTACTCTTGTAGCAATACCATTAGACACGTGAATCAATTCAACTCTTCCGTTAAGTCCTACTTTTTCTTCCATTTTGTTCCTCCATTTTTATTTAATTACGCGCGAATTAAAGTCCTCAATTTACTTTCGAATGCTTCCATCATTTCTTCTGGATCTGTCCCGTATATTCTATCTATGTTAACTGTCACGTTTGCTCCACCACCTTGCATTCCGAAGATAGTATCATTCGGATTTGTTTCGATGATTTGCCCATTCTTTGTGAGTATGAAATCATTAAGTCTTATCACAGGTGATCTTGTTGGATCATCATTCTGGTTTGGGCCATTTAAAACTATTGGATCCGACCGATTATTGTTCCTGTTTCTGTTTCTACTTCTATCATCTCTTTCTATAGCATCTCTTGTTAGGTCTATTGGTTCTGCTCTTATAGCATCAGAAGTTTGATTCGCAAGATCTATTGTTTCCTGTTGTCTTCTAATTAAATCATCTTGTGCTGAAGTCGCATTATTGAGTGATCTTGTATAAGAATCAATCCCTGAAGCAGCGCTTTCTGCACTCTTTTTTGATTTTCCGAACAAATCATCGAATATAAAGATAGCGTCGATGGCTTTTCCTATCCATTTCACAAAATTTATCACTGTTTCGATATTCTTAACTATCGCATCAACTACCGGCCCATCAAGAATGTCTATTAACCAACTAAGTGCTGGAAGTAACTCATCCAATATCTTTACTGTTAAAAAAACAAGAGCCCCAACCAATTCTGCAATGGATGGTATGATTGGTATTAGAGCCACGAGCAAATCGGCAAACAATTCCCCAATATCTTCTAAGTATGGGATAAGTGGCTCTATAGCATCTATTAACAAATCCGCAAGAAGTATGGCAATGTCCATTAATGGTTCTAAGAGTGGTTCTACTGCTACAAACAATTCAAAGAGGATATCTACTAACTTAAAAAATATGTCAACCAGTTTAGGTAATCTCGGAACGATCTTGTCTATCAGTCGTGATGCAAACTCTATGATCTTTGGTATTAAGGGTTTTAACCTTGCGAAGATATCTTTGAAGATTTCTGACAATGCGAGAAGTAAGTCAACCACTATTGGTGCGGATTGTGTTATTACATCAACGAATAACTCTGCAAATAATTGTATTAATTCTGCTGCTGGTTCTATTAAAGGAACTATTGCTCTTGCCAATGATGCGAACCCTTCTGCAAGGATAGTAACCACTGGGGCCATTCCTTCAATGGCTGTTGTTATTGCCCCTGTAAAAAATGGATCTTGTGATAATTCTTTAATAACATCCAACACCGGTTGGAATGCGGGGATTATTTGGTTGAGAAATATGTCCGCTAAGAATATGAAGCCCTCTGTGAGCATAGGCAAGGCTCCTGAAGCGAGTTCTGCCGCTGTTGTGAATATCTCTACTAATCTTGGGATTAATGGTTCTAATGCTGGAAGTACTTCTTCAGTAAAAGTTGCCGCAAGTTCTACTAATGCCGGGAGGAATGCTACACCTATTTCTTCTGATACTAATCTTATTTGGTTTTTAACCATAGCCATCTTAGAATCAAAGGTATCGTATCTCTTTGTTGCCTCTTCTACTAAGGCACTATTTGAGGACCATGCACTTTCAGAAGTAGTCAATGTTCTATTTACTAAGTCACCCGCATTGGCCAAAGATAAAAATGACCTAATTAAACGCTGATCTTTAAGTCCAAGTTCATCTAAAATTCCAAAGGCTTGATCTCCTGCAGTACCCAAACCATTAACAAATCTGGCAAATGCGCCGGATGCGTCTTGTTCCCACATTGTTTGAAATTCTGCTGAGGTCATTCCCGCAGTTTCAGCAAATGCATCGAGCTTATCTCCGCCTGTAGAAACTGACTCTTGCATAGCAAGAAGTACTTTCTGTACAGCCGTACCACCTGCTTCTGCCTCTACACCAACAGAAGTCATTGCAGCCCCTATTGCAAGTATCTCGTCTGTTGTAAATCCTGCGATTTTACCTGCACCAGCGATTCTTTCTGCAAAATTAGTAATCTCTGATTCTGTTGTGGCGAAATTATTACCTAAATCAACCACCGATGAAGCCATTCTGTCTACTTCGCTTAAAGGTATTTGCATAACATTAGCAATCCTTGCGAATGATGTAGCTGCCGCCTCTGCTGTTAAATTAGTAGTTACTGAGATATCTGCTATCGTTTTGGTGAACTTTTCTAAATTATCAACTCCCTCTACACCCAATTGACCAGCAATTTCACCTATTGCAGATAATTGTTCAAATGTTACTGGGGTTACTTTTGTTAATTCTTCGAACCTATTTTGTAGTTCTTCGAATCCTTGTTCTGTTAAATCTGATGTCTTCCTTACGCCCGTGAAGGCAGTCTCAAAACTTGCTGCTGTTTTAACTGCACTTACCCCAACAGCTCCAAGCGCAACTGAAGCGGCACCTATTGCGATTGCACCAGCTTTGAATGCCATACCCATCGCAGAAACAGCCATATTCGCTGATTTAAACGCCTTGCTATATTGATCTATTGCCTTAATGACAATAGATATTGTTGCTCCTTGCGTTATTGCTCCACCTATATCTACCATTATTTTTTCCTTTTGTTCCGCTTCTTTTGGTCTCTGACGAACTTATTGATGTGCCTAACTGCAGAATTAAAGTCCGGAAGACTCAATTCTCTTGTTTGCGCGAGCGACCAACCAAAAAACTTACAGAGATTTAACTCTGTCTCTACTCTTTGGTTGGTTTCGGCAAAGGGCTCAGTCCATTGATATCGTTAACTGCCTTTTGCAGTTCTTCTCCCTCAGTTCTTGAAAGCACAACTAACTCTTCTTCAGTCATTCCTGTTGATAATGTCAAGAGTTTGGAAATCAATACCCTGGTTCCCTTTTCTTTGCTATCTTGCAATTCTACAGAGTCAAGGTAGCCAATCTCCTTCACGGTATATTTCTTGCCTTCTATCTCAACTTCTTTGGTTTTCATCTTTTTACCTCCTTACAATTTAAAAAGGATTGTACGAACCTATTTGTGCTGGATTTGTATAGTCAACTAAGTCCATACTTCCTGCGCTTAACTCAAATGTTGTTTCGTTTATCCCTTCTGATGTACTTGGTAATTCCATAGAAGTTACTCTGGCACCGCTTACTGTGAAGATAGCGTGCTGACTTCCTGTTGTATCTGCATTCATGTCTAAGACCCAATTCAATGTACTGCCGCCTTTGTAGTACTCGTTGTACAACATCTTGGCATGGTCTGTGGACAAATCGGTAGTTATGCTTAATGCATATTCTCTGGTTCCGAAGAACGGTTCAGCAATTTGTCTTGATCCATTCAAGTAGTGCGGGCCGGTTACATTCTGGTTGATGTCTAAAGTCATGTCTTTCGCAGTGGTTAGTGAACTTCCTGCAACTGTTAAGCTACAATCAGACCACAAATATGGTGATTGATCTGCTACGGTTACTGTTGTTGTTGTTCCTGAACTGAATACTACTCCTTGTCCAAGCCAATTAACATCTATTGCGACTTTCTCGCCTTGAGCAATATTAATTGACATACTATCAACAACACACCCGTGTACAGTTCTTATGAAATTCTGTCCTGTTCCTGCTGCTTGTTTCGAATCTTCGACAGTAAAACTATATGGCGTGTTTAAATCTCCTGCTGGTCCACTTGTGAACGGATTCTGGTTTACATCTGTAGAAACTTCTGTAGCATTATGCTCCGTAGAAGCTCCTGAGATCTCTTGTACCGAACCGATGTGGTGAGCAACGAGATTCATATCAACTGGATGGTATGTGATTGTTCCGGTTACGTCGTTTGGTCCTCTTTCGTATCTTCCAACTGATCTTGATTTATCACCCAAGAATATATCTTTTAGATAACCTTCTTCATCAGCCAAAGAGTTGTCTGTAACTTCTCCAAGCCACATTCCACTTGTTAACGCATTCGCATAAGTTCCACTTTCGTAGAGCATTACAACTTTATTAAGATCGGATATGTATCTGGTCATTTTTCCTCCTTACATTTATATATTATAAAAGTTATAGATAATCTCCATAACCTTTGATTTAATTCCTTGGTCTCCTTCCTCGTTTATTTCTACTGCGCTTGGCATGTTGAAATCATGAAGTTCTGCTTTGGTTGAACCACTTGCTGTGAATTGAATATCTTTTAATCTGTTTAAAACATCTGTGAATAGTGTATCTCTCTCTTTAACATTCCTTGCCCAGATTCTTACTTCTATTGTCATTTGCATATCCATATTTGTTACTTGCATTCCTGCACGGTTTGCAACATAGTTTGGGATCTTGATTGTGATTATTGGATATACTGCTATTCTTTGAGGATATTCTGTCAAAATGAATTTAGAATTCGACGGTCTCGACGCTGAAATTGGATCTGTAATATTTGCCAATAAGTCAGTCTTTATAAAATACAGAGTGTCTCTTACGAATGTTTGAGAATTTACCATTATATAAAACTCCTATGTAGTTTTCTATGACAATTTCTACATAAAAATTTAATATAATTATTTTCCAAATCATAGGTGATGTGATGTATTTCCACATTCTCTTCAGAACCGCACTCTTGACAAAACTTTTCTTTGTCCCGCGATTTATATCGGTCTTTTGCCCGAACATTGTGCAATGCCTTAACTTTTTCTTGTTGGTCGTATTCCTTATGGAAAAATCGGTCCTTACATTCTTTACAACAAAAAGAATGAGCCTTCCTTAAACCAGAATAATTATTATATTTACTTACTTCAAATTCTTTTTCACATTCTATACATTTCTTTTTCATTTTTCCAACTCGCTTGTTGTTTTCTCTTTTGTACTCGCTTGTACAATAGTATTTTGTTTTTTTGTTTTTTAAACGTTGATTAATCAAGTATAAAATTAAGCCTTCTTAATCTCCTTGTTAATAATCCCTATTGCCTCTTTCTGGTTCCTTGCTTTACTATTTCTGAAGTGCGGTCTCGCCTGAAAACTGGTAGTACCAAATTCCAAAAAATCTGCATAAGGGACGTTACTAAATATAACAGCATCGTCATTACCTACCTGAAAATTAACACTATTAAGGAATCTTCCAGTATCCACACTTACGTGTTCGGCTCTTCGTCCAGCTATACTCGCTTTAACCTCGCTCTGCATGAATGCTGCCGCCTTAGTCAATCCTGCCTTTTCTAATACTGCTATGTTATTATTTTTCTTGCCAAGATATAAATGAAGCCGCGCCAATCCCAAAACGCTCATGCTTACGCTCATTCTCTGATTAAAGACCCATTGGTCAGTCTCCGAATATATGCCTTTTGGAAGATAGATGTACCAGCTATTTCATGATTGATTATTCCGTCCGGGATAACAAAGTAATTATCTCCACTTGGACTTCCTAATTGAATTTTAACTTGTATTTCTGAACCAGCTAATCTTACACCCCCACTAATAAAGAGTCTTTGATCTGATTGTGCTAATTTTCCTTCTTGTACTAATAAGAAGTCTGTAGTGCCTGCTCGATGATCTAAAGGTAGAACTATTCCGCTTGTCCAGATATCTTGTGGCGTAGTTATACCAGTTCCAGTTTCTGAACCAGCAAATGCGGGTAGATCAGAAGATAAATCTACAACCCCCCCCCACATAGCACCACTTTCAAGATTCTTATATTTTGTCATAAACCATAAACCATTATTGGGTGGTGTACCTTGCTGCCAAATCCAATATGCTCCATCAGTTCTCACATAAGAAATTTTTCCGCCAGTCATTCCACTTTCAAAATAAGTTCCAGTTGCGTCTGGAGTTAATGATCCAGTTATACTATACTTCTGGATCCTACCTGTCAAAGCTGTATCATCATCCCAAACACTACCTATCGTTTGGTCAAATGCTTTTATTTTACAAACCTTAGAAGCATGGCTAACTATTTTATCGAATCCAGATTGTAGTCTTGTTGTTGCAGTCATGCCAAAGTTTTGCCGAAGTTAACTTTTCGACCAATATTTTTAAGTGAACCTTCTGCCATCTTTCTGAATTGATCTGCTGCACTTTTACCTAAGCCACCAAGTGCATTTACTGCGCTGATTGTAGTTTTACCTTCTCCGTCTTCAACGGATAATCCTTCTAACTTCACTGTGGATACTTCAGAAGTTGTTACGGAATGTGTTACTCCGGATGTCAAGAATGTAGATGCTTGACCATATACAAGGTCGATTATATCTGCTTGTGCAAAATTTAAAATAGCGTGCTGGTATGTTTCACTTATAGAATTAGATCCTATGCTTTGTCCAGTATAGTTTTCTGTATTAAAAAGAGATAAATTAACAATTTCAACAAGGTTTCCACTGATACCTATCGGTAAGTTTGGAAAGTTCTCACTGATGTGGTTGGCAATACTGCCTATTGAACTTAGGGCCATTTAAACTCCTAAGCAACACTTCCCAATTTAATCCAATCTGTTTCACTGGCTGTTTCGGACTTGTAGAATTGGTCGTTTACTGCGTCGTAAACCACATCGTTACCTGTAACGGCCATTAAATTTCCGTCTGGTGTTCCTTCTACATAAAGTAGTGCCGGAATTCCTGCTCCCGATGCGCCCATTTCTTGCTTCATTCCTCGAACTAAGCCGAGTGCTAAACTTCCTGTTGTCATGTTTTTTGTCTCCTATTTAATTGTCTCTGAAAATAATAAAAAAAATAATAAAAAAAATTGTTTTGAACCCTAAGCTGTTGTGATCTTTGCCACAGCGTTGCTTCTCAATAGTTGGACGTCAAATCTCCAAGTAATAGCTGTTCCTTGCATATCGTAAATTGGTAAGTCGAAATTTTCAACTGTTAAATCACGCTTCACTGCAAGACCGTATGCTTGACTTCTGTCAAGTACGTATGCGTATTTCTTGTATGTTCCTGGTGTTGGGCTTGCCTTATCGTCGAATACACCTACATTTAATCCATAGATTGTTCCAAGGAACCCTCTACTTAACATGTCTGTGTTTCCGGCCTTAGCTGCTTCAACAAAAGTATCGATATTTCTCAAATCATAAAGAAATTCCCTACCAATTACTATATCTGTAGGTGTGTAACTATATGACTCAATTCCTTCCATAGCTTCTGTTATGTTAGCAATTGTTGCGGCTGCTCCTCCAGCAACTGTAGTACCTGCTCCGTCTAATGCTGTTAAGATTAACTCAGTTTCTTTCTCAGCGAATCTTCTACCTGCGGCTCTAATTTGCCCTTCAAGTATTGGGAATTGCGCGTCTTCCATCATCTCTCTTGTTATTCTAATTGCAACACCATACTTTTTTGGAGTAAATGTTACAGTTTCATATTCAAGAGCGTCCAATGGTATTTCAGCACCTTCTCCAACTTTTCGAACATCCATTGTGTCTGGATCTTCCAAGTTAACTGTGAAAGATGATCCTTGAATCATATTTGGTGTCCAAACTTGTGCAGCTAATTCTCTTGGAAGTAATTTTTTGTCTACTTCTTCGATCATCTTAGAAACTATTAATTTAGGAATTAATAGTGTTCCTGCTGTTCCGTCTTCTGTACCAATATATTCTGTTATGTGTTTCAAATTTGCCATCTTAAAAACTAAAATCAATTAACGCATAGTTTCCTGCTGTTACTGATCCTGCTGCTGTTAATGCTCTTCCAATAACCTTGTTTGCAGATACTCCTGCATACAATCCTGTTGGAACTGCTCCTGAAGATAGAGATCTAACTCCATCTGCACTAACTGCTTCAATTGATGTACCTTGTAGAACTGATCCCAAAGATGGAACAATAACTGCTCCTCTTGTAAGGAATACCACTTCATTACCTGAAGTTGCATTTCTAAGTGCTACACCGTTTGCTCTCTCAGCACTAACTATCTGAGCTACTTCGATGTCTGAAGTTTTAAAGCTCGATGCTCCTGAACTTACTGCATCAAATGCGCCTGATACTACTACTATTTGACCTCCAGAGATTGTTTCTAAAGCAATACCTGTCAAAGTTCTTGGGTTTCCTCCATCTGCTATTACGACTGCTCCTAATGGATTTGCCATTATCTAAGTTTTCGCACTACAGTGATAGCTCCACCCCGTAAACTTCCGGATTCTTGTACGAACTTTAAACCTTCCTCAACTTCCTCTTCGTCCTCGTCTTCTTCATCCTTAACTTCATCCTTAACTTCCTCTTTAGATTCAGCTGGTGCTTCTTTAGGCGCTTCGTCGGCGTCAGATTCTTTGATAGCCTCTTTAACCCAGTTCTTAACGTTCTCTTCTGTAACTGCTGGTTCCTCTTTAGGTTCTTCTTTCGATTCTTCCTTAGTTTCCTCTGCAGTTTCTGCTGGTGCTTCGACTTTTTCTTCAGGTTGTTCTTTTTCCTCTGGTGTGTCTTCTGTCATTTGTAATTTTCCCCCTTTCATTTGTTTAAGTTTCTCATTAGATGAGAATGATTGTGCTTTTGTTAGGCCCTTATTTTTTCTTAATTCTTCTGCCTTAACTTTTGGATTATCTTTGTTATATGCTTCCATTAAAGCCACATTGAATGTTGCCCCTTGATCTGCTGGAACTGCCACCAAACTTAATTCTTTAAATTGGATTCCTCTTGGGATAATTTCCCCTTCTTCTGTTTCTTCTAATTCACTTACTGATGCTCCAACACTTACTGAATTAATCCTTCCATCTTTTATCATCTCTCGGACTTTGACATCCATGATCTTTGCTTCAAATTGAATATTATTTTGCATTGAGTCAAAGTATGCGTTTGTTACTCTCCCAACAATGTTTTCTATTCTATTTTCATGATCTTTAAGTAATGGTACACCCATTAGGCTTCCAGCTGATTTGCTTAATTCTTCTGAAAGAAATTTATGCCCATTAGAAGTAGTTGTCTCGTTTATTGCTATCCCTTTAATCTTGAAATCTTCAGATGCTTCGGTTTTTGAATCAAATTCAACTATCTGCTCGTTCCACTTAAGTTCTATGTTATTCACAGCCAGTTCTTTTTCTTCGAGAGCCATGGTTAAATTACTCAATTTTGCTTTTTAAACGTTGATAAACTAAGTATAAAATAACTATGTATCAATTGATACTGTTGTTTTACGTCTTCTATGCGTAGATTTCCGTTGTCCTACCACATTTAAGCTATCTAATTCCGCACCCATTAAGGCTGCAGTTGTTCCTTGGAGCTTATTTCCGTGCCCACCCCACATGAGTTGTTGTCTGCTGGGAGGTCCGCCAGAAGTTGTAACACCATCTATCAAGGTATCTTCCCAGGGACCAATAATTGGGACACTCTCTTTATCTACTGCATCGTGACCTGAGTTTGAAAACTCTATAACATCCCCTATGTGCGGCATAGTTACTACTCTTTGCTGTGTTTTCTTGATTATCCTAACCATGTATTAACATATCCCTCCGTTCTTTATTTAATTTCTCTTGCAATTCTACCAAATGATTCCCGCAAAGCCACATATCTCCCCATAAGACTATGGCATACTCTTCACATCCTGGCTTTTCACATTTAGGCCTTTCTTCTATTTTCATTTAACCTCCACATCAAAAACATTGATGGATCGAATTTATAATAAGGTTGACTTACCTTTTTTGCGGCATCCATGATATCTTCTATGTCCTTCATAAATTCCATTATCTCTAATCCGAGCTCTTTATCTTTCGGTTCTATGGTTATTCTTTCTTCTTTCATATTTCTTTTCCTTCTAAGTCCCTTAATTCACTAATGTCTTTTTCTACTACCTTTTCTGCAACAGCATTAGCATTGATAGCATCCACTTCGTCTTGGTTTATCTTCCATTCTGCTAATTTTGTTTTTAATTCTTCTTCTGATATGTCTGCTGGAAATACAGGTTTAGCGTGTGGGTAACCTTCCAAAGTTATTACTATCTTTTTTTCTTTATTGATACTGTTGCTTTCTATTTTTAAAATTTTCATTATGATACCTTTGTTATGGTTAAAGTACTCTCCCATGACGATCCGCCCTCAACAATTTCGTTTCCACCGCTGTTCTGATAACCCTGAACATATATTGTACCCCCTGCTGCTAGTTTTACATTAATAGAGTTCATTTGCCCTAAAAGTATTTGAGCTACCGTAGTATTTGAAAATCTTGCTAGCGTTGGGGCTGATGAAGAACGGATCTGAATAAAATATGTTTTATTTACATTTACATTCAGCCAAGATGCTGTGCATGTAACATTATAAACTCCTGCTTCTATCGCTGTAAATGTTTTGGTTGTTGTGTTAAATTCTCCTAAAACATCAACTTCTTCTGTGTCAAAATTCAAGGTTGTATTTGTAGCGTTGGCAATAGTTTGCCTTGCTCCTATGTAAGCAACCACAAAACTTTGTCGAGGGTGTGATATTATTCCGCTATCTCCATGAATTTGTATTGCTGTCCTCTCTGTTCCTCCATCATTAATTTTTAAATTAATATCTTTGTCTTGGTCTTTGTTTATTAAATTCCAATCTGAAGCTGTTGCGTCGTCGTGGTCTATGTCCCCAACACTTCCAAGAGCATATTCTGCCCCTTCTATGTTTGCCGTCCAAGGTGTTTGTGCACCACCACTTGGAGTTTCCCAAGTTGGTGCTGATGTTGCTCCGTTAGAAGTTAAAACTTTATCTGAATCTCCAAACACAAGTTCTGTAACATCTCCATCTGCATTAGAATAAAATAATCTCCAAGCTGTTTGGTCTACAAACTCTGTTAAGTTAGTATATCCTGTATCACCAGTAGCCCGATTAATCAATTGTAAGTCCCCTGTAAAAGGATTCAATGTTGCTACGTCTCCCATTATACTGCCCCCCACGGACTGACGTTTGTTAAATTATCGCTTGCATCATAAGAAAGGACTTGAATTATACTTCCCGTTCCGGTGTTCTTATAAATGCTACCTATGACCCCACCAGAATAAACTAATATCATGTCTGGATTGTAAGAATTAGAAGTATTTTCCCTTGTATCAACGAATACTTCTGGAGTTCCTGATATTGCAACCCCCTGTGTTGTTAAACTGCCCACTTGTGCAAAATTGGTCACGTTTACGCTACCAGTTACTATTTGGTTGCCTATACTCCCTATGGTCGTTGCATTGTCTATATTCACGCTTCCGAGAACCACCAATGGGCTTGTTCCTTGATATACCTCGCTTCCGAGATAATTATCTGTTGCTACTGTAAAAGTTCCGCTTGGGGTTACACCAACCACATTTGTTATAACTCTTGATGATCCTAAAACTCCAAGGTTCTCAATAACTCTCGAGGAACCAAGTGTCCCGAAATTAGTTATAACACTATTTGAGCCGAGATCACCGAAATTGAGTATTGTATATTCACTTCCCGCATATAAATTATCTACGTCTACATTTCCTTGCACTACTCTGGTACTGCCCAAATCACTGAAGTTAGTCACTACTGTTGAACTACCCAAGTCATCAAAGTTCTTAATCCAAGACTCGCTTCCAACAGTTATTGATGTTCCGAATGTTTGAACACTTCCTGTTATAGCAACACTTCCAATTACTACTCTGCTGCTTCCTAAGTCCCCAAAGTTTAGAATTGTTGTCTCGCTTCCTGCGTATAAACCAGTATTAGCTGTAACCACTCCGCTAACTGCCCACTGGGTTCCTGATTGGATAACATTAACGTAATCATTACTAAACTCCACACCTACAACTCCACTAACACTAACTATTCCAGAAGTATAAACCTCTGTCTTTGGAACTTCTTTTACCCAAGATTCACTTCCAGCATATAAATTATCTACTGTTACTGTCCCGCTTTGGATGTACATCGCACCGCTTTGAACATATATTGAGTCCACTTGCGCGGATACCGAACCGATATTTATTGAGCTTCCAATATCAACCAATAATCTTCCTTGATGGTTAACTATAGCGATTGGGCTCCCCATCGTTGAATTAGTAATTTGTCCCATCAATCAAGAACAGACATCCAAGTACATCTACAAGACGAATGCACTGGGATTAAATCTTCTGCCTCATTTATTTCAAAGACTTCACCATTTAATGCACTACATTGCGGGCAAGTTCTCTCTGATAGTGCAGCAAGAAATCTAACTTTTTTAATCCCTGATTCATTGTATGTCTTTAGTAATCCCTTATTCGCTAATCTGACAGTTTCTGTTCTTGCTATATTGTTTGCCCTTGATTCTGCTCTTGCTTTAAGCACCTTATCACCATGCTCATTAATTACGTATCTATCTTTAAGATTAATGAACTTCCCTATGTCTGACTCTATTTGTTTGATTGTTTTGTTCTTTTGGAAGCCATCCTTTAATACTACTCTTAGTTTTTCTATATCTGTTTGACTTAATAATCCAAGATCTAATTGTTGCTCTGTTGTGGCCAATAAGTCTGTGAACTTCTCTGTATCTGCCTTTCCGAGGATGTTTACTAAATAATCTACATAATTAAATCCAGCCACCTCTTGTAACTGGCACCATTCTTCCACCGTATATTCTGCTACCTCTTCTTCTGTTAATTGTTGCCCGCATCCACATCCGCACATTCCTGTTTCAGTCAATACGTGTTCATGTTCTTCTTTGGCTGCAGGTTTTTCCCCTGGAACTTCTGGTTGTTTGATATTTTCTTCTTTCTTACGTTCTGGATTCTCTGGCTTTGGTTTTAGTGGATCAACTATTGGATCTGTTTTAGCTTGGTCATCATCTAATCCTTTCAACTCTTCGTCTGGTTCATTGAGATATTTCTCTGCATCTTGAAAGTCTAATACTTGAGCAAGTTCTTTTTCTATCATTCTCTTCATGTTCTCTGAAATAGCTACTGTTCCGCCCAATAAATTAGTTAATCTCTCTATACGATTGTTGATCTCTGTTTCACCGGGGAGGTTCCAAGTGATTTCTATATCTGTATCTAACTTATTTGCATTTAAGATTTGTTTGAATATCTTTTCCTCTATTACTTTTTCTACTGACTCCTGTAAACTTTTAATCCTTCTTTGGAATGCTTCTAACTGTACTTTAGCTAATCCTTCAGGCACATTCATCACACCCATTAATGTTGCTGGCACTTGAAAACCAAATACTAATTCTTGGATATCATGTTCTAATGATGTCGCGAAGTTCTTCCCTAAATCTCCGAAGTCTACTCCTTTGATCTCTACATTTCCGTCTGTTACCCATTCTGTTCTACTATTTAAATATTCTAACTTTGAATTGAAGTCATCTATGTCTTCTTTCTGTGCTGCCTCTCCTGGTTGTCCAATCTTTACGTGGTACGGTGCTCCGGCTTTTCTGCTTACTAACTTATGCATGTCCAATTCATTTTGAGCCAGCATGTCCAATGCATTTCTATTTGGCCAGATTAATCCCAACCCATAGGCATTATCGGCTAAGGTATTTACTGGGAAGTGTGCAATATTTCCTGGTCCGAATGGGATCATCTCTTTTCTGTCTTTCTTAAACGACTTGATCTCTCCAACATATTGATTATAACCAATTACTTTCCCCTTACTATTACGCTTTACGTACATTGTTTTACTGTCCAATACTCTCACTTTTTCATTTTCCAGATCTAATTCCATAAATCCGTTTCCAGAGATAAGGGCATTTAAAATCCATTGTCTTAAGAATACTAAAAAATTAGTGTTAGCAATAAAGCTCTCAATTAATGTTAGACTTTTGTCATCTTTTGAATCAACTGTGAAATCTGCTACGATTGAATCAACGTGTTTATCAATTGCTCCCTTAACGAATGGATGTCCATTGTACCATGCTTCCATTACTTTGAAATCCACCGGATGCTTAACCCCCAGTGACTTGGGGAATCTTACTTCTTCATCGTTGGTCTCTCCTTTAAACTGTTCAGTAATAGAGATATGCTTTTGTGCCTTTGAAAGTGCAATATAGCCCTTTGTCATATAAATTGTTGTTAAAACTCTTTTTTAAATATTGATTCACTGATTTTATACTTCAAACTGCAATATATCCAAAGGTCCCTTCTCTCTGAGCAAACACCATCCTCATCATCAAAGCATCCCCGAAATCCGGTGATTTACCGAGATTCTCTTTAATCTCTTCCTTCGGAGTGATAGATATCTTATTATCCTTCTCTGGATCCTTCCACTTGATCTGTTCTAAGTCCTCAATTATCCTCTTCTTTACGTCTATGTCTATTGGTTCGCAACCTATTCTTGCCTCATCAATGTACTTGGCTAATAAGAAATAACATTCTGTTTTGAGGTTTGCATAGTTCTTCTTATAGATAGTATTTGTGCTCTTTGCTTGAGAATTGTTTATGAATCCTTTACAACCTTGTACCTGATCTACAACTCCGCCCCCTACCCCGTCCTCATCTACTACTATATTGCTCCTCGGTACACCCTCTATATCTACTAACTTTTTAAGAAAGTCCGCAGTTTCTTTTGTTGATCTCTTGCCGAAGTGATAAATTTTATAGATACAAAAGTCTCGCCATACGATTATTACTGTTTCATCTGGCCCGAATCTTGCTACATCACAACTGATATACCTTCTTTCCTGGGGCTTTCTTTCATATCCAAGATTAAAAACTTGCATCATCTTATCGTAATCAAAGAGCCTACTCGGATCGTCATCATAGTTCCAGTTCCCATAAAGAAGTCTTTCTCTTGAGTTCTTATCTAATTTCTTTAGATTCTCTTTATAGTAATCACTGATGAATGGGTTGTCATCTACCAATGCAGGTACGAATTTTCTGAAAGCTGGCAGTTTATTCTCATTCCATGGTTGCCAGTATTCTCTATATGCAAAGTTCTTAGATGGATTGCTTGCCATTAATAGCTTAGGTATCAAGTCATATGCATCTAATTTGAACCGCAGACGGCTCATAACGATGTTTTTTGCCTTTTCCGATATCTGGGACACCTCATCCAAAAAAGCGAAGGTATACTCAGTACTACCTAAACTATCGAACTCTGGATCACTCGGATAAGCGAATAAATCTTTCAAATAAACTTCCGATCCATTAGAGAACTTGATTGTTCCTTCAATTGAATTGTACTTGAAATCTTTATCTTTCTTTAATCCCCAATCTCTGCAGATCTCAAAGAATGTCAATAGTGTTGATTCCTTTAATGATTTTAACACTGCTCGACCCATTAGACCTCTTATTCCAGGATATTGTAAACAAGAGAGTATTGTCCAAGCACAACCTAAGTATGATTTTCCACCTCCGGCACCGCCACCATAGAATAATTCAGTAGTTTCATGATCTAATAAGTATTTGAGGGCCTCTTTCTGTCTTCTACTTGGCTTCCATCGAATTTCATTCATAGCTTCCCCTGTTCTAAATGAGGTTTTAATCTTTTATTTATTATCTCAATGTATTCTGGATTCAACTCAATCCCTAAAAACTTCTTGTTTTGTTTCAACGCCACCAAGCAAGTAGTTCCTGCTCCTGCGAATGGGTCTAATACTATTCCACCTTCAGGACACCCAGCTTTAATTGGAGTTTCACAAAGCTCTTCTGGATAAACTGCAAAGTGTGCTTCCTTGAATGGCTTAGGGCAGATAGCCCATGTTGTTCTTTTGTTACGTCCTTGAGGATGATAATCTTGAGGTCCGTGAGAATGTTTTCCATATTGGGGATTACTATCGTTCTTTTTTCTTTTATTCATATTTCTTGTTTTCCATTCTTCTGTTTGGTGTGGTTCTCTTTGGGTTTCAAAATAGTATTTCTTTTTCTTACTAAAGAAAAAAAGGTATTCAAAGTCTACTGTGAATCTATCCTTAACAGAACTCGGCATACAATTTGGTTTATGCCAGATGATTGTGTTTCTCAATATCCAACCACGATTAACCATTTCTATTGCGAAACGCATTGGAATCAAGGTTAATGTTTTATCTGGTAGTTGTCTATTTTGGCTTCTAAAATCATTCCCTTTTTTGTTTAGACATTTTTTAGAACAAAATTGTGAATTCTCTTTTCCTAAAAACTCTTTGCCACAAATTAAACAATTCTTTTTTATCCCTGCCTTTGTGAATTCATCTCTACTTGGTCTTTTCCAATCTGTCGGCATAGTGTAAGACTCTTTACATTTAGCTGGGTCTCCACCAGCACCCTTTCCAGAACCAAAATAAGTATCACCCAAATTAACCCAACAAGTTCCATCATCTCTTAGAACTCTTTTTACTTCATCAAAAATATCACACAACTTATTTATATATTCGTCAAAGGTTGGTTCTAATCCTAATTGTTTATCTACTTTAATAGCCCCACAAGTAGGGCATTTGTCTTTCCATTTTGCTTGGTCTGTTCCTTCCTTAGCACCCTTATGTGTTCCTGTTTGTGCTTTACTTAAATCATAATCATATCTTGACTTCTCTTTAGCTTCTTTATGGTCACAATTATCATCTCCACCTTCCCAAGTTGCAGTTCCATAATCCCTTAATGCCCAGTAGAGTGGAGAAGTCATGCACATATTTACTGATTTCTCTGGAAGTTTCTTTAGTTCTTCTAAACATTCACCTTGTATTATTTTATTCATTAGTCCGGATTCTCTATTATTAATTTAAATGCCTGACCAGTATGTTCTATTTCCTGTTTTTCCATGTATCCTCTGTCTTTGTTTCGGGTTTTGTTGACGTTCCAGACAATCATGGGGTTCTTTTCATGTAATAATTGGAGGAGGGCCCCTTCTGCAAAGTCTTTTAAATCAAGTTCAGATTCATTTATTCCCTTAGCATACTCTGGATTCTCTTTCAGCCACCGATAATGTGTGACTCTTTCTATTCCTACTTGCTTACAAGATGCAGTTACAATCCCAAGCGTTGCTTTCATTGATTCAATCATTGCCTTCTGTTTGGGCTTTAATCTGTTACATTTCGTTACATCTTTTCTGCGGTTTTTCCTGTTAGTTTTTCCCATCTTTCTATAATATGACTACAAAATACCGGATCTAATTCAATCGTATAACAAACTCTCCCTTTTTCCTCACAGGCCATCAACGTGCTTCCACTCCCTGCGAAGGGGTCTAATACTCCATCACCTACCTTTGAACTGTTCACGATGGCCCTAATCGCCAATTTGGTTGGTTTCTGAGTTGGATGGATGTAATCTTTGGTTGAATCCTTCTTGATCTCCCATACTGTGCTATGTTTCTTGATCTTCTTGACGAACTTCCTTAATTGTTCCAGGTCCATTGCATCTGGATCTATCTCTGTTAATGTGGTCTTATTGCATCTTGTGCCGAAAAAGTCTGGGTTCTCGTTTATTCTTGATCCATAAAATAAAGGCTCATGACACCAGTGATAGTGTGAGTGTCCAAGGATATGGTGCTTGTGCCATATTAATTGCTGTTTTACTTGGAAGTTGGCTGTGTTTAATGCCTTCTCGAATATGATTTGATTAGACGATGCATGGAAGACATAGATTGCTCCGTTCTTTACTAAGTGGGCATTAATGTGTGTGAAGGATTCCTTTATTAAATCGTATAGTTTGTCTCCCCTTAAATCGTCTCCTTCAATCACTTTCCACTCTCTTCCGTTTGGGTTGTTTGTTCCTGAATAACTTACTCCATATGGTGGGTCTGTGAATACGCATTGGATGTCGGTGCCGCTTGGTATTAATTTAAGGTATGTATCTTCCCGTGTTGAGTCTCCGCATATTAATCGATGTTTGCCTAATTGCCAGACTTCTCCGGTTTCTATTTTGTATTTGGGTTCTTTGTCTCCTACGCTGAACTTGTCATCTGGATTTAAGATCTTCTCTCTTTCTGCTTCTGTGAATCCGGTGAATTCTAAGTTGGTCATTGATTCGAACTCTTCTTTTAATAAGTCAAAGTCCCATCTCGCGTACTCTATTGATTTGTTGTCCATGATTCGGAATGCTTTTATTTGTTCATCTGTTAGATCGTCAACCCAAATTACAGGAACTTCTTGTATTCCGGCAAGATTATTTTCTAATTGTTCAATAACGTTATTAATATCTTCTATTCTTTCGGGCTTGTTGATTTTTGCGTTATCTAATTCTATCCTTTGCACCTTTAGTTCTTCTAATATTAGCTCCTTTGCTTTAGGTATTGCTTTTAATCTTGTATGTCCACAAACTATTTCGTTCTTCTTATCCAGAATTATTGGGTTCTTGAAACCGAATTCTTTAATACTTTTTGCTACTACTTCTACTGCTTTGTCATTCTTTCTCGGATTGTTCTTGTAAGGAACTATCTCCGCTATTGGTATGTACTCTATTTCTAATTTTTCCATTTTAATAAAGGTTCCCTGGCTCCAGTAGTTTGAGAAGATAAATCTGCTCAACTGGACTTACGCATTAGACCAGGGACTCTTGGGGTTATAAATCCCGCACTTCGCAAAGTATGATTATGCTCGATTAATTGCACTTGCTGCATCTTCCATCACCACATATTTTTGAACATGTCCCTTGAAAGTATATGATCTCTTCTTAACAAAGATCGACTTTCCGGGGTTGGTTTTGGTTAGATGTTCGTCAATTCTTTCAGATGAGTCTATTAACAAAAAGTTCTTAGGATCTGTATATTTTGTCCAGTCCATGTTCTTTAATGCTTCTTTTCTTAGATTCTCTCTTGTTGTTTCAGACACCTTCTTATTTCCAACATATCCTACTGCTGACAATTCTGCCATTTTAGCTGCTTTATTGAAATCTTCAATAACTGCTGTTCCAGGATATGGTAGTTTCTTGTCGAACGGTATCTTTGGTGCATTTGCCTTTTGTTCTGCTTCTGCTATCTGCGCCCGTAGTACCATTTCTGGTGTTGCGTGTCTTCTTGAGATATCAATAAAATCTGCTTTCTCATCTGGTGTTTGAACTCGAATTAACGGTTTAACTTCGTCTACCATAGATAACTCCATAAAAATTTAATTAATGCTGCTAACCCTAATGTGATTACAAAGTAGAATAATGTCTGCATGAATCCTATCAATACTATCATGCCAGGTCCTCTGTTTTTTATTCGTTCCTCTCTGTCTTGTCTTCTTCTTAGTCTTTGTGCTGATTTTTCTAAGTCTTCTAATAAACTCATTTCAAATCCCTCACGAAAACTACCCGACCGCCCTCGAGGGAGTCCCCAAGACTGTCGTAGTCGACACCCCAGAACGAGCCACTGTCGAGACACACACGGAAGGAAAAGTTATTTGTTTTACAATATTTTGATTGGTTTAACCAAAAATAAGAAAATTTCCCTTTATACTTTCCTAAAAAATCATCACTTTCTTCACTCTCAATTAGTTTAGCAAATTCCCACGCCTCCATTAATCTACATCCTTTTGGTATCACAATTTTGTCATAAGGTTCATCCCAATCTTGAATATTTGATAGTTCTACATTTGGAAGACATTTAAACTTTCTCCAAGTTGATTTGTTTTTTAGTTCTTCAATTTGTTTATCTATTTCAAGTATTTGTTCATCTATTTCAAGTTTTTGTTTTTCTAATTGTTTTATTGTTTTAAGTTTCATTTAAACTCCAGTGGGTTTTCTTACCTCAACCCCTTCTTTTAATTGTTTGTTTAATTGTTTAACTTTCTCTGTGATCTCTTCTATGTCCTTTTTAGCCTGATCTATTGTTCGATTTGCATTTTCTCTTGTTCTACGTCTTTCTATTGGTTTTGAATAGTCTTCGAATACCCAGGCCTGTTCCATTGCTTTCATCTTTTTGGTTGCGTATACTTGGGCCTCTTGTGCTTCTTTGATTTGTTTCTCTAATAATTCAATCCCTTTCTTTGTTGCTTTTGCTTCTTCTTCAGTTAGTTCTCTCATAATTGTTCCTCTATGTTTAATATCATTTCTTGTCTTGTGATTCTCTCTACTTTTTCAGGAATGCCCAACAGAAAATCTACGTTATCTTGTGCAACTCGAAGAAGATTTAATGCCCTTCTAATTTCATTCATTGAGCGGAGGATAAAAATATCTTTCTCTATCATAATCTTTCTTATGCCCTCTAATTGTTTTTCAGTTATTATCTTCATCTTTTCTTAAAAATTCTGAATTCTCACCATCAATCTCTTTTATTTGTTCGTCAAGGGTATCCCTAAAACATTTATCCACTTGGATTATTGGTATCCTTCTTCCGTCTACGTCTTTTGTTTGACCATCGTATTTAGCAAGGAAAAGAATTTGTCTAAGTTCCAAGCCGATACTTCTTTGTGTGATCCTTCTCATAGGATCTATTCTTTTTCTTCCCATTATTCTCTTAACGGTGCTCCGACGTTGTCTTTAAAAGATCCAAGGCTTATTTGCAATAGGTCTACTAATGTTCCGATCCAACAAAAGCCGAAAGTTACCAAGTACAATAGACCAGATCCAATCTTTCCGACGTAGAACCTATGCAAACCGCCCAAACCCAACAAACCTATCAAACACAGTTTTAAGGCTGTACGTTTTTCCTTGTCTGAGGTTATTGTTTGGTATGCCATTTTACTTGATTAATTAATGTATTTAACCTTTTTAAATGTTTCTATTAATTAAACTATCAAACATAATAGTTGGTCGGATGAAAAACCCGTTAGAGTTAAGAAATTATCCAGAATCACCGCCAACTTGGTCCTGGACTATCTTTGCAACCTTCTTGGCTGTATTCTCCCATGTTCTTTCTACTGCATCTTTTCTTGCTACGTTTCCTTTGTTTCCTAAATCATTAAATGCTTCTCTCATAGCTTTTCTCAATTCTGTTATGTCTGGGGTTAACCATTTTACTTCTTCGTACATCAGTTCATGCTCCACTGTTTTAAGTTCTCCACCAATTATCCATCCATTCTTATCATTACAGAAGTCTATTTGTCCTCCGAAGTTCGAAGTAATCACTGGTTTCCCGCAAGACAATGCTTCTAAACATGGGATATTAAACGCTTCTGCTCTTGTTGGAGCTACGAATACGTCACAATCATTGTATAAGTTAGGCAGATCTTCATATTTCATATTGTCTGCACAGACTCCAATCTTTGGTGAATCTTCTTTTACTCCGAGATCTTTCAGGTGTTGATTCATATCTCCGATTGGGTATGCCGGATTAATCTTTAATATCATTTGTGCTTCACCGAATTTGAATTCTTCTATGAATGCCTTAATCGCATATTGGATTCCCCCACGATCTTCTAATCCTCTGAATCCTTTATTGCATAGGAAAGTAAAAATGTCTGTTTTCTTTTTGCCTGGTTTAAATAAATTGGGATCTACTCCGTGGGGTATTACGTGGATTTTGTTTTCTATTAATTCTTTTAATTTTTCTTTATTATTCATTTTTCTTGCCCCAATTTTTAGTTAATTTGTGACAAGGAACGCATAAAGTTATGCCGTTATCAGCATCCCATAATTCTTCACAAGTTAATGCTTTTTCTTCCGTTTGAATATTATACAATTTAATTAATTTTCCAAAAGCAACTATGTGGTGGGGTTCTAAATTCCCTCCCCTTTTATTGCAAGTTTGGCAAGTCCAGTTATCCCTCTCAAATATGGAACTTCTCCATTGGTAGTATTTATTTGTGTGTCTTAATCTAACGAGCAATTTTGTTATTCCCCCCTTCCAATTTGGATTTTTACTTCCTTTATTTGATTTCTTGGAGCATATTTCTGGTGATTGTTTGTGTCCTTTCTTAAATTCTGTACTTGGACTTATATGTTGCCCTTTCTTTATTTTGTATCTCATTTTAATTTCTCCAGTAATATTTTACATTCTTCTTCAGATAAACAACCCATACTATTTGAAACTGCCCGTAAAGTATGAGAGGAAGGCACGAATATCAAATCTATCTCTGGGTTGAGACAATCTTTCATCCAAGACTTTGGTATTTTGTCTCCTTCCCAGACTAAGAATCCTATGTTTGTTTTGTTTCTTTCAGTATACATTCTCCAGGCATTTGGCTGTGCGATTATGATATTGGTGTCATATTCTCCATTTTCCTTTAACATTTTT